TCACATATACAGCCAAGGGTGAAAAGGCTGAAGCTATCAAGAAGTCTAAGATCGGCGTAGTTGTACACACCAAGTATGAAGGTGATAAGTTGAGCAGCATGTCTGCTCATCACAACGTTTCAGCCAGCGACTTTGGTCAACACCCAGACGTATTCCATCACACTGCTGATTACGATGCCTCTGGTGCTCACTACTCTAAAGAATCCCAAGCGTCTTTCAATAAGCACATGTCCGCTGCTCGTGCTATCCACGCTGAGCATAAAGGTAAGATGTACAAAGCTACATCTATGCACCATGGCGACGGTGGCCACTTAGCCACATATATCAACCAAACTGTTCGCGAAGGTACTACGCCAGACGCTGAAGGTTTGAAGAGCCATATCGCTGGTAAGTATGAGAAGATCGTTTCCAAGCTAAAGACTGAGAAAGCTCAGAACGGTAAACTCGATGAACTCAAAGGTCACTTGGATCATATCAAGAAGAACCAAGGACACTACGATAACCTGTTGAAGATGCACGGGCATCTGCAGTCTGCCAAGAACGAATTGGTTAAGTCTCTAGAATCTAATGAAGGTTCTTATGAGCACGCTATTAATGGTGAAGCATCTAAGCCAGAAGGCTTTGTTTACAACCATACTCATAACGGTACGACTGAACCCACTAAGCTAGTCAACCGTGCTGAGTTCGCTCGTCAGAACTTGCTGAAGGCACGTGGTGGTCCAGGAAAGGTTGAAGAGACTAAAGATAAACACCACACTATCGCCTTTGGTCGTATGAATCCACCAACTGCTGGACACGAGAAGTTGGTCAACCATATGCATGATACTGCCAAGAAATTTGGTGGAGACCATACATTAGTTCTATCTGGCTCTCACGATACTACTCCAGCAGAAAAGAAAAAGGGTAAGAACCCTCTTTCTCCAGAGCAAAAGTTGAAGCACGCTAAGAATGCCTTCCCAGGCACTAACGTTGAGATCGCTGATAAGTCTGCGCCAACAATCTTACACCAAGCGTCTAAATTGCACAAACAAGGCGTGACGCACCTTCACTTCGCTGGTGGTGAAGACCGTAAGCCTATGGTAGAACTTCTTAAGAAATACAATGGAGTTAAAGGGTCTCACGGGGATTATAACTTCAAAGATATTACGTTCGAGAACGCTGGTCACCGTGATGAGAATGCCAAAGGCGTTGAAGGTATCTCTGGTACTAAGCTAAGAGGTTTGGCATCGGAAGGCAAGAAAGAAGAGTTCCATTCTCACCTATCTTCTAAGATGAAACCTGAGCATAAAGATGCGCTGTATAAAGATCTTAGAAGCGCAATGAACGCTAAATAATACTGTTACTATTATACTGATGGATTTTAATGAAGAAATACAAAGACCTACTGCGAGAGCTACCGTCAAAGACTGTTGTCGTTACATACAGTCAGTTTAACCCACCCAGCGTTGGGCATGAGTTATTGATTAAGGTAGTCCGCAAGCTAGCATCTCAGCGCAAGGCTGATCATATTGTCTTTGTATCATCTTTTCAAGATAAAAAAAATCCCTTAGAAATTAGTAAAAAGATTCAGTATTTGGAGGCTTTGTTTCCAAATACTAAGTTCGTTACAGTCACAAATGATATGGACTGTATCGGATCTCTTAAGAAATATAAGAACGTTGTCATGGTCACTACCGCTGACAACGTTAATGTTTACACTAAATTATTGAAGCGTGGTGATTTTGAAACTACTGAGATTATCAAAGCTGGAGCAAAGTGCCCAGACTCTGACGATAGATTAGTAAAGCTCGCCACGAAAGGCGAGTACCAGAGTTTCAAGTCAGCGCTACCAACCTCTGCTAGAGAGTTGGATGCGAAACGCTTAATGAATGATGTTAGAATTGGTTTAGATTTAGAACCAATCAAGGAACAAATTAACCTCGTCAAAGACGAACTGCGTGAACAGTATTTCCGTGGTGAAGTTTTTAACGAAGGTGATATCGTTGAGAGCGATAATACAGTTTATAGAATTATCAAGAGAGGGTCTAACCATTTGCTTTTACAATCTGAAGAAGGTTTGAAAGTAAGTAAGTGGATTCAAGACGTTCAATTAACAGAAAGAGAATTTATGTTAGACGAAAAACAACTACAAGAAGCTGACCACACTAGCGCCACTGGCGTTACTGGTGGTGCCAATAAAGAGGCTAAGAAGGCTCAGGCTGATACAGAGAAGATGAAACTTGCTCTTGACCAAGCTAAGGAAAAAGAAGACCTTGCTAAACAACAAGAGCGTGAACGTCAAGCTATCAAGGGTATCCCTGAATCAGTTGACACACCAGTTGTTAATAAGAACTCAAAGTATAACATTGCTAAGTCTGTAATGAGCCTATCTGACTTCCGTAAGTCTATGGGTCAATTTAAACCAGAAGGTGATGTTGAAGAAAAAGAAATTGCCAATAAAGTCCATGATGGTCTAGTTGGTAACGTTCATATGGGTGACTCTCATGGTCTGCGTCACCAAAAGATTAAACACCATCTAGGCGAAGCTAGTGCCGCTGCCAAGCTACAAAAAGCATTCCAGCGTGAACAAGAAAAGATCGCTGCTGAACGTAAAGCTGGCGAAGAGCTTTTGAAGAAGCCCGTCAAAGAAGAAGCTGTTCTAGAAGGTAACGGCTACGATGATAACCGTACTGGCTTTGCTAAGAAGCCACGTGAAGATGATGAAGGTCACGCACCGACTAAGTTCAAAGCTAAGTCTACTATGGATCGCCCTCACACTGTTCACATTGACGGTAAGCCATGGAAGAAGTTTGACAACGGTCATCAAGCCCACGCTGCCGCTAAGACTCTTACTGCTAAAGGTAAGAAGGCAACTGCTATCGCTCACTTCCGTGAAGAGACTGAAGAACAACAAGGTACTCGTGCTGCTCAACTAAAGCGTTTCAAAGACCAAGCCAAAGACTGCAAACTATCTGAAGCTCAAGTTGAAGAAGCAGTAAAGCCAAAAGCTAAAACTGTAAACATTGATAAGGTTCACACGGCTGGACAAGAACCTCACGAAGAGAAGTTTGAGACAGTTAAAGAATCTTCTGAGTTTGACTTCGAAGAAATCAACGAGTCTGAGTTTGACGCTTTGATCGAATCCCTAACTGATGAAGACATTCTAGAAGCCTACGAAGATTCTGAATTGGCTATCATTGATGAAGAAACTGGCGAAGAAATCGAAGCCCTAGACTCTGTGGATGAACAGGCTCTGATGGAAGTTCTATCACGCATGGAGCGTGTAAAGGCTAAAGCCCGTATGCGTCGCACTGCTGCTAAACGTGAACGTGCTGAGAAGATTGCTCTACGACACTTCTCTTCAGCCCCTGTTGCTAATCGCCGTGCTCGTCGTTTGTCTGTTACAGTATTGAAGAAGCGTTTGATGAAGGGTGTGAGCCCATCTAAGGCTTCAGTTGGTCAGAAAGAAAACATGGAACGCTACATCGCTCAACACAAGAAGGTTGTTGATCGTTTGTCAGCTCGTATGGTAGCGAAAGTTCGCCAGACTGAGAAGAAGCGTCTATCTCATAGAAAGTTCACTAAGTAAGGGTTAAAATGGCACTAAAACACATCATCAAACACACTGAGACTGAGATCGTCTTCAAGTGTTATATCACAGCCACTGGTGGTGGTACTGTTGACTTATCGTTAGAAAACGATATGACCAAGTCTACACAAGTATATGTCGCGCCAACATCTGTTCCAGTTGAAACTGACGGACACTTTGCAGAATACACTGGTTCTAGAGTTTATATCACTGGTCTTTGGTGGGGTACTAAATCTGGTAAGCAGTTAGATATTACCCGCATACTAGATACTGCTCCAAACCCAGACATAACGCATGGTCACTATTACCTAAATGGTACTGGTTCGTATGATTGGCAAACAACTGGATTTTCAGATAGAACTTATGCCAACAAAGACCTTCGCTTAACATTTGATGGTGAAGGGCACTGTATTGTTCGCCTCCGCAAAGAAGGTTGGACCCCTAAAGTTGAAACTGCACAGTTCTCTATTTACGATGACGTGACTCAAGTAGGAAGCTAATAATGGAAGAACTAACCGCATCCCTGCATATTGCTCTTGCTAATACATTCGTTATGTATTTCAAGGCACACTCTTATCACTGGAACGTAGAAGGTAAAGACTTCTCTCAGTATCACGGTTTCCTTGGTGACCTCTATGAAGAACTATATGGTGCTGTAGACCCTCTATCTGAGCGTATCCGTGTTATCGGTCAATACTCACCTCATAGCCTAAAAGACTTGCTTGATTCATCTACTATCGACGAAGATGAAGATAAACCAGCAACCTCAGAAGAAATGTTCCAAAACCTATTGGATGCAAACATTAAAGTGCAGGATAGCCTAAATAAACTATTCGAGTTAGCAACTGAACATAAGAAACAAGGTATCGCTGACTTTGCTGCTGGACGTTTAGACGTACATGATAAGCATGCTTGGTTTCTACGCTCAATTTTAAAAGGTTAATATGACTAATAAACTACAAGAAGATACAGTATCGGCTGATCGTAAAGAACGTATTATATTCGATGCTGATGCTTGGAGAAAGAAAGATAAGTCTGGTAAGAAGACTTCTGCTATCACTTCTCGCCAGAACTTCGATAACGAGAAGTTTACTCGCAACACAGAAAAAGTTGATGAGGGTACTATTCAACCAAGCGGAGATTCTAAAGTTGATTCTGCTGGTCCAACCCAATCTGATGCTATCTCTAAAGATTTGAAGCCAAAGAAATCTAACAATTCTCAGATCGAGTTTGTTACTGGTACAGCTAATCCAAACGGTTCATCAAGTACAGCTATTGGTGGTGCACAAGCCACTGGTAGAAAACTTGCAGAGGCTCTAGTTAAAAAGGCAAGAGCTAAAGTTAAAGCTGATTCATGCATGGATGAGGGCGTCGCTGGCGCAGTATCAGGTGCAGTTCTTGGCGCAATGACAGGTGGTCCACTTGGCGCAATCGCTGGTGGATATTTAGGACACAAGGTGCAGCAGGGTGCTAATGCTTCCAAAGCTGTTAAAAAGAAAATTGTAAAAGAAGAGGAGACAAGCATGTCAAAGACATATACAACATTCATGGAAGAACTAGACCAATTGGTTGAGTTCGTAGTTGAAGAAAACCAACTAAACGAGTACAACGCTAAAGATGGCGTGTATCGTCACAAAGGCACTTACGGTGGTGGTTACTCAGACCCAGAAGGCGCTGATGATGCTGATGACAAACCAAAAGCTGCACCAGCACCTGCGGTTAAAAAAGGTCGTGGTCGCCCAGCTGGTTCATACGGTACATACAAAGCACGCTCGGCTGAGACTAAGGCAGCAGCTGCGGCAAAGAGTGCTGCTTCTAAAGCTGCCAACAAATCAAAATAATCAAGGAGATTAAACATGTCACTATGGACAATGACTGACGAAGCTGCAGGTAAGCCAAAATACCTATCAGACGAACTTCGCAACGAACAAACAGTATCTGATAAAGATGCTACTATCGGTATTAACGCAGCTGAAGCAGCAGATTCTGGCAGCGTAGCAAAGGGTTTAACAACTCCTGGTTGGGTTAATTATGTAACTTATACTGACGCTAACGGTAACGTTCGTCACAAATCTGAAGTATTGGTTGCCTCAGGTTCTATGGCTTCTGACGGCACTGAGACTCTAACTGACGACTTAGGCGGTGGCGGTGGTGCACCTAGCGGTACTACATACACTGGCTGGATAAGCGGTGCGGGCGTTGGTGTATCATATGGACCAGGTGAACAACTTGCTCTATATGATTATCCATCAAATAACCTCGATGACCTTTGGACAGCAGTTCAAGCAGCACCAGCTGGCACTGCAATTTCGTTCGTGTTAAGTGGAACAACATATAACACTACTCTAGCATCTCCAACAACTAGCGGTGGTGGACCACAGTTGCCAATTATTAACATTACAGCTATTGGCATGCCAGGCGGTCCTGTTACTTCAATCACTTTTGGTTAATAAATAGTCATGATTGAGAGGGGATTTGTTCCCCTCTCGTTTTATGTGAGAAAGTATGGTTGAAAAATTGAACGAGAATAACTTTTTAATCTTTGCTATGAAACACTACGATAATCCGCAGTGCCATAGTCTAGAAGAATTTGATGAAGATCTAAAGAAGTTCCTTTACCTTAAAAAGTTAATCACTAGATATAAGAAGGATAACGACCTAAAAGACCGTTTGATTCTTAATCATATTATCGTACTGTATAACGTATTTGGAGTAAACGCTACTCGTATGTTGTTCTACAAAGTCGATAAAGATTACTGGGATGTTCTCGTCACCTTTCTATTATACCTTGGGCATATGCCTGAGACTATACCTGAATACGGTATCGTGCTTTCTGACATAAAACTAGATGAAAAGATAATTGCAGTCTTAAGGAAATTTACAAATGAGTCAACTGTTAGATAGGCAATATGCTTTAAAAATTCTTAAAATGCTGGCAACAGATTTTAAGAACATGGATGCATACAAGCAAGGCATCATTGACAAAGACGGCAACGTTCTTAAGAAATCATATCAACTAAAAACACAAGCCGAGAAAAAGGCTTACACTTACCTTGATCGCTTGGTTGTTATTCTTAAGAAGCAAATGAAGCAGAACGAGAAGCGTGGTGATTATAACTTAACAAAAGCATTGTCACCTGCTCTATGGTTAGTTCGTGAACAGTTAGAATCTGGATCACGTGCAACTATTAATGTTGAAGGTAAGTATCAGTCTCTGTATAACCTCAACGTCACTTTAGCTGAAGAAGAAATCTTAGTGAATAGATTCCTTGAAGAAGAAGGCGAAGCTGCTCCTGTTGGTGGTGCACCTACAAATAATACTGGCGGACCAGTTGCTGTAAATGAACCAAAGATTGAAAAGAAACACATCAAGAAGTACCAAGGTACTGTTGTTCGTCGCCCACAACTTAACATTCCCGAGGTTAAACCATAATGTGGATGCTTGACTTTTTACCATTTTGGATATTCCACCTGATCGTCTTAGTCGGCGTCGGTGGAATTCTAGCTTCAGGGGTGATTAAATTTATCCCTTTTATAAGCAATTATAAGTTGCCTATTCAGGTTGCTTCAGTTATACTTCTAGTGTTCGGTGTATACATGGAAGGTGGAGTCTCCAATCAAGAGAAATGGGAAGCAAGAGTTGCTGAAGTTAAGTTAGAGATGGCAAAGAAAGAAGCTGCCTCTGCTGAGTCAAGCGTTAAAGTTGTTACAAAGTACATTACAAAAGTTGAAGTTGTTAAAGAAAAAGGTGATTCAATTGCAAAACAAATTCCAAATCTTATTTCAGCGACTGCTGATGGTCAGTGCGTTATCCCTAATGGTTTCGTCTTGCTCCACGACAGTGCCAGTCGCAATGAAGTTCCCGACTCCTCCGGAGTTACTAATGAAAGAGCCTCCGAAGTTAAACTCTCTGGAGTCGGAAAAACCATCACAGAAAACTACACAACCTATCACCAAGTAGCAGAACAATTAAGATCTCTACAAGAATGGGTTAAAGAACAAAAGAGAATCTACAATGGCGATTGAAACAGAAGTTGAAGTATTGAAGAGTGTAGTGTCCAAACTAGACACTTCAATCGAAAAAATTAGTCAGGTGAGCGTTGATATTGGCAAGATTCTTGCAGTACACGAACAACGTCTCGAGACTATTGAAAAAATCTCAGACACTAGAGCGGATGAGATTAAAGAATTGCACTCACGTATCACTACCCAAACTCGTGAAATTGTAGACAAGATTGATAACATGGAACAGCGCCTCGAAGTCAAGATGCGCGAAAACGGCGAACAAGCTACAAAACAGCACAAAGAAATCCAAGTTGAAATCCAAAAGGATATCAATACAATCGACAGTCGAGTTGCCAGCCTTGAACAATGGAAGTGGTGGCTTATGGGCGCTGCAGCTACTGTGGGCGTTGTACTAGGTGTTGTGATGGATCTTGCAAAGCACTTTGTAAAATAAAACTTGCTTTTTATCATGATATAAGGTATAATTATACCTTATGACAGTTGAGAGTTTATTATGCTATACATTGACAACAAATATGCCTCCATTCTTGGAGCGCAACTAAGAAACTTCAGACAAATAAAACCATACACGTGGAACTTCTCATGTCCCGTGTGTGGTGATAGCTCGACCAATAAAACAAAAGCACGTGGCTACATTCTTCATTTCAAGAATGGTCTTACTTATAAATGCCACAACTGCGGTTTGTCTTGCAACTTCGGTAACTTACTGAAGCGTGTAAACAATATGCTATATGATGAGTATGTGTTGGAGCGTTACAAAGAGAACGCATCCAAATACACTGACCATAAAGACGTTGGTCAATTCATTCCTGAAACTAAAGCACCTGCTGTGCTTGAGTGGGAAGATGAAGTTCTTGCGTCTATTCAAAGACTCGATCGCTTAGATCGCAGTCACCCTGCTGTCAAGTATGCTCTTGACCGCAAAATCCCAGAAGACAAGTTGAAACTTCTTTACTTCGCTCCGAAGTTCAAGAAGTTCGTAAACTCATTTCAACCAAAATTTGAAGAACCTATTTACGGTGATCACCCTCGTATGATCATCCCTTATTTTAACAAGCATGGCAAATGTTTTGCTATCGGTGCGCGAGCATACGGTGACGAGACGCCTAAGTATTACACCATCAAAGTCGGTGAAGAAGTGGAGAAAATATATGGACTTGACAGAGTTGACTACTCAAAACGAATTTACGTGGTTGAAGGACCAATCGACAGTTTGTTTCTTCCAAATGCAATCGCTGTTTCAGGAGCAAGTTTTGATACCCCTATCATTCGCCAGCTTCTTACTAATGCAACGCTTGTAATGGATAACGAGCCAAGAAATAAGGACATCGTCCGCCAGCTTGGTAAATATATTGACCTTGGTTATAATGTTGTTATGTATCCCGACACAGTGGAAGAAAAAGACATTAATGACATGATCAAGGCTGGAAGAACCCCAAGTGAGGTTTTGAACCTCATAAATACAAATACCTTCGCAGGTATGGAAGCTAAATTGAAATTCGCAGATTGGAAAAAAGTATGAAAGTTAAATTAATTAGTTACTCTAAACCCGCACGTGGTATGTATGACGAGGGTTTGACAGATGCCCAGGAGCTTATCGCTTTCTGTGCACGGGTGTCAAATCCAAGCAACCAATTTAATATGGACACAGCTGATAAGCTAATCAAATATCTTATCAAACACCAACACTGGTCTCCACTTGAAATGGTCTCAGCGTGTCTAGAGATCGAAACTACTCGTGATATCGCTCGACAGATTCTTCGTCACCGTTCCTTCTCATTCCAAGAATTCAGCCAAAGATACGCTGATCCAACTAAGGACTTAGACTTTGTCCTAAGAGAAGCTAGACTACAAGACGAGAAGAATCGTCAAAACTCCATCCAAACTAACGATGCTGAATTAAAAGCATGGTGGGATGCTAAGCAAAAGTTTATCATCGACATTGTTAAGACAACATACGCTGAAGCTATTGCTAAAGGCATTGCAAAAGAACAAGCACGTGCTATCTTACCAGAAGGTAATACAGTAAGTCGCTTATACATGAATGGTACAATCCGCAGCTGGATTCACTACATTCAACTCCGTAAAGAAAACGGTACACAAGAAGAACATAGAGACGTCGCTATGGAGTGCGCAAAAGCTATCGCTGAAGCCTTCCCCATGGTAGACGAAATTATCAATAATTAAAATAAAAAGGAAATCTATGCAAGAAGTTGTGCATGGCATTAAGGTAGACTATTCTCGAGATAATCTATTTGATGAACTTGGGAAGATCAGATTAAAAGAAAGTTATATGATGGAGAACGAAGTTTCTCCACAAGAAAGATTCGCATATGTATCAAGTAAATTCGGGTCAAACCCAGAACATGCTCAACGCTTGTATGAACATTCCAGCAAGCATTGGCTTTCATACTCTACTCCAATCCTTTCGTTTGGTCGCAGCAAGCGTGGCTTACCTATCAGCTGCTTCCTCAACTTTATCGAAGACACAGCTGAAGGCTTAGTCGATAACTACAGCGAAACAAGCTGGTTGTCTATGATGGGTGGTGGCGTTGGTATCGGTTTCGGTATTCGCTCTGCTTCTGATAAGTCAACGGGTGTTATCCCTCACTTGAAGACGTATGACGCTTCATCTTTGGCGTATAAGCAAGGTAGCACTCGCCGTGGTTCTTATGCCGCATACCTTGATATTAGTCACCCAGACATTATCAACTTCTTAGAGATGCGTAAGCCAACTGGTGATCAGAACATGCGTTGTCTGAACCTTCACCATGGTATTAACATCCCTGATGCGTTCATGGAAATCATCGAGCGTTGTATGCTTGATCATAACGCTGATGACTCATGGGACTTGGTTGACCCAGCATCACATGAAGTTCGCGAGACAGTCTCTGCTAAAGAATTGTGGCAGCGTATCCTTGAGATGCGTATGCAAACTGGCGAACCATACATTCACTTCATTGATGAATCTAACCGTCAGCTCCCGCAACACTTGAAAGACTTGGGTTTGAAAGTTCACCAGTCTAACTTGTGTTCTGAAATCATTCTTCCAACAAACGAAAAGCGTACAGCGGTTTGTTGCTTGTCTTCTTTGAACCTTGAATATTATGATGAGTGGAAAAACCATCCTACTTTCCTTCGTGATATTGCAGAAATGCTTGATAATGTGCTTCAGCATTTTATTGATAATGCACCTGCCACAATCTCCCGTGCAACCTACTCAGCAATGCGTGAGCGATCAATCGGTATCGGTGCGTTGGGTTGGCATGCCTTCCTGCAAAAGAACAATATCCCATGGGAGTCAAGCCTTGCCGTTGGACGTAACAAAGCAATCTTCGCAGACACTAGAGGTAAATTAGATGTTGTCAACAAACAGTTGGGACTGGAGCGTGGTGAAGCTCCTGATGCAGTTGGTACTGGGAATCGCTTTAGTCATCTTATGGCTATTGCTCCCAATGCTTCTTCTTCCATTCTCATGGGGAATACTTCTCCTTCTATTGAACCTTATCGTGCCAACGCTTATCGCCAAGACACTCTTTCGGGTTCTCACTTAAATAAGAACAAGTATCTTGATAAGGTAGTTAATGATTATGTGGCTACAAACCCTAAAGCGGATGCCCAAGAAATCTGGAGTTCGATTATTGCGAATGATGGTTCGGTTCAGCACTTGGATTGGATGGACGACTGGACAAAAGATGTTTTCAAAACGTCTATGGAAATTGACCAGCGCTGGGTCGTACAACACGCCGCAGATAGGCAAGTATATATAGATCAGGCTCAGTCGTTGAACGTATTCTTCCGACCTGACTCGCATATCAAGTATATCCACGCTGTTCACTTTATGGCTTGGAAACTAAAACTAAAAACTATGTACTATTGCCGTTCAGATAAAATCGCTAAAGCTGATAAAGTATCTAAGCGAATCGAACGTGAAGTGATCAAAGAAATCGACTTAACTGCTATGGCTGAAGGTAATGAATGCCTAGCCTGCGAAGGATAATCAAATGGACGCTTACGATATCTGTCATAAAATCCAGAAATACTGGATGGCGCTAGTTCCCAAGAACAGCGGTGAGTTACCTAAATCTAAACAACCTGTGAAGGTGATTGTACTAACTGATGACGGATATCGTGAAGTTCACGGTGTCGTGATAAATGATAACTGCATAGAATTAATATTGGATAATGAATAATGGTTAAAAAGAATTATAAACTTACTGATGGAAGAACGCACTTTAAGCCGTTCAACTATCCATGGGCGTATGACGCTTGGCTCAAGCATGAGCAAGCTCACTGGCTTCACACTGAAGTACCTATGGCTGAAGACGTTAAGCAGTGGAAGAAGTCTTTGACTGCAGAAGAAAAGACTTTCCTGACTAACATCTTCCGCTTCTTCACACAGGGTGATATTGACGTTGCTGGTGGTTATGTAAATAACTACTTGCCTCATTTCCCTCAACCTGAAATCCGTATGATGTTGATGGGCTTTGCTGCCCGTGAAGCGTTGCACATCGCTGCATACTCTCACTTGATTGAGACGTTGGGTTTGCCAGAGACAACATACAACCAGTTCTTGGAATACCAAGAGATGAAAGACAAGCACGACTACGTGTTAGATATTTCTAGCAAGAACGGTACTACTGCCAGCATCGCTGAACACATCGCTGTGTTCTCAGCGTTCACTGAAGGTATGCAGTTGTTCTCGTCATTCATTATGCTATTGAACTTCCCTCGTCACGGTATGATGAAGGGTATGGGTCAAATCGTTACTTGGTCTATCGTTGATGAAACGATGCACGCCGAGAACATGATGCGCTTGTTCAAAGAGTACGTCAAAGAAAACCCAGAGATTTGGAATGATGACCTTAAAGGTAAAATCTATTCAATCGCTGAGAAGATGGTTGAACTGGAAGACAAGTTCATTGACTTGTGCTACCAAAGCGGTGACATGAGAGACCTGTCTGCTGAAGAAGTTAAGAAGTATATCCGTTACATTGCGGATCGCCGTCTTATCTCTTTGGGCATGAAGGGTATCTTCAAAGTGAAAAAGAATCCATTACCTTGGGTTGAAGAAATGATTAACGCACCTGTACATGGTAACTTCTTTGAGAACCGTGTAACTGATTATGCCAAGGGTGCATTGACTGGAACATGGAGTGACGTATGGGCTTGATGGAGCAATTGAACGAACGTATCAAGGAAAAGATTCCTACGGTAGTTGCTAGAGCAATTCAACCAACGTTCACATGGGAAACTGTTGTTGGTTACTTGTCACATTGTGCTGATAATCAAGTGGGTGGACCAATTGGTCTAATGTACTATAAGTTACCAACGCCTGATCAAATCGACAGTATCACTCCCGTCAAAGAATATTTGAACGAGAACTTAGAACGAGAAATCGTTGGCATTGACATGTACGTTACCCTTACAACTAAGGGTGACTATAAATATAGCAGTGACAATGATGTATTGATTTGGAATGCTATTGGTCATAGTAACTTGAATCTATCAGGTGAAGATAGGATACTAGAGCCAGGAGATATGGTCTATATCCCATCTGGTATTGAATATACTTACAAACCAGAAACAGCAAGAGCATACATTGTGTTCGCGCTATAAGGAGAAATATGGCAACCAAGCATTTTGAATGTCAAGAGTGCGGGGCATACGGAAAGATTGTACTCAAGTCAGAAGAAAGACTTGACGATATCGTTTACTGCCCTGTATGTTCTGGTGACATCTACGAAGAAGACGACGATATAGAGGAAGAATAAATAGTTTCTTTTTGAACTGTTTATTCTAATGTGGCTTTATAATAATCTAGAAATCTCTGAATTACCAGAAGACTGTGTGGGGTTCGTGTACCTAATCACGAACCTTACATCAAACCGTAAATACGTGGGAAAGAAACTATCCAAGTTCTCTAAGACCACATACAAGACCGTTACTCTAAAGAATGGTACTAAGAAGAAGAAAAAGATCAAGTCAAAGATTGACTCTGATTGGCTGGAGTATTACGGCTCTAGCATAGAACTAAATAAAGATGTAGAGCTCCTTGGGAAAGACAACTTTCGCAGGGAGATTTTGTTTTTCTGTAAATCAAAGGCTGAGTGTTCTTACGTTGAAGCCAGAGAACAATTTACGAGAAAGGTATTGGAAACCACAGACTATTACAACGGACAAATTTCAGTTCGAGTACATGGTTCCCATATTTTAAATAAACTATGATGACATACTTACTTTTTGGAACAGCGTTAGGTTTATCTGCCGTGGCAGCATACTACTCCATCATGGGGTTGGTAGCTATCTTCGCAGCCGCAGCTACTCCAATCTTCATCATGGGCTCTCTACTTGAGGTATCTAAGTTGGTAGTTGCTTCTTGGCTATATCGTAGCTGGAAGAAGATTCCTAAACTTATGATGCTTTATTTCACAACAGCATTAGTGGTATTAATGATGCTAACGTCAATGGGTATCTTCGGGTATCTATCAAAGGCTCACTTAGATCAGGCAGTTCCAACTGGAGATGTTTCAGCTAAGTTGTCATTGATTGACGAAAAGATTAAAACTGAAAAGGATAATATAGATGCAGCTCGTAAGCAAATTTCTCAATTGGATCAGCAAGTTGACCAAACCATCGCAAGAACAACCGAAGCCAGTGGAGCAGACAGAGCCGTTGCCATCCGTAGAGGGCAGCAAAAAGAGCGAGCAAGACTCCTCTCCGAAATCGGTGAAGCGCAAACCAAGGTCGCCAAGTACAACGAAGAAAGAGCCCCAATCGCCAGCGAAGTCCGTAAAGTCGAAGCCGAAGTCGGACCAATCAAATACATCGCAGCGCTCATCTACGACCAAAGCGCCGACGAAGCGATACTCGAAAAAGCCGTAAGAATTGTAATCATGATGATCGTGCTAGTGTTTGACCCACTAGCCGTTCTTCTACTGATTGCTGCTAACTGGCAGATGAAGCAGGAAAAGGGTGAAGAACCCGAGTCCTTCTTCAAACAGTTTGAGAAGAAACAAATGTCTATTGATGACTTTGTACCTCAACCTAAAGAATTTGTTGTTGAAACTCCTAAAGTTATTGAACCTGAGGACGATCTATTATTTGAGGGTACTGTTGAACCAGAACCCGTGCCTGAACCTAAAAAGGATTGGGAGCCTGAGCTTTATAAAAGACGAGAAGTTAAAGAACTTGGTAGATATGAAACCGAGCTCCTAGAACAAGAGAAGAAGCGCAAGCTAGATTCTTTCTTGGCAAAAGCTGGCGAGATTGAACTAGAGGTAGAAACACTAAACAAGAAATGAAACACGAATGTAAAGTTTGTGGTGCGTTGAACCCAACTAAACACTACTGCAAGGAATGTGAAAAACTAAATAGTGTTTAGTATCTCGTAATACGGAAAAACTATCATGTACAAAAAAGATCGCTGTGGTGATCTTTTTGTTATGTCCATATTTACAAACCCTGAGTCGAATAAAACACCACAAAACAAATCCAAGGGGTCACTATGGATCCGCTAACGTTATTCATGTTAGCGAATTCGGCGGTGGCAGCAGTAAAACAAGGCTGTAAGCTCTATAAAGATATTAAGAGCGCAGCTGGTGAAGTCAAAGATGTCATCAAAGACCTCGACGACCAATTTAAGAAATTACACCCACCTGAAAAACCTCCCACAGTGGAGCAGAAGGCTCAGTTCATTCGCGAAAAGAATGAAGTCATTGAGCTAAACAAAAAAGCCAACGAAGGACAACACGATGGAATCTATCGTGAAATTGGCGAAAAACTAGGCGAATACTACGACAACTTCTATAAGTGCTTGGCAATTATGGAAGAAGAAGAACGCCGTGCTGAAACTGAAGTTTATACTGGTGACGCCTCTTTAGGCAAACGTGCTCTACAACGTGTATTGATGCGTAAGCAGCTAGAGCAAATGTCCGTAGACCTGCGCGAACTAATGGTATATCAATCACCACCTGAGCTGGGTGCTCTTTATACTGAAGTAGAAGCTATGATGAAACATATGGGTGCTACTCAACGTGTCCTTATAGCAAAGTCTATGAAAGATAAGGATATTGCTACTAAAAGAAAGAAACAACGTCTACAGAAATTGAGAACTGAAATAGCCATTGGCGTTGGTGGCTTATTACTGTCATTGGTTATCGGTTGTACCTTCGTATATGTGATTGATGATAGAATCAAGAAGTATCCTCACCTTGGAAATGAGTGGATACCTAAAACAGAAGAACAACGTAGATTGGACGCATCTCCAAAGATTTGGACTGGAAGATGAGATATTACTTAAACAAACTAATAGAATAT